TTATCTTAGTTATTTTCATGTTTATACTCCCACCTTAGATTGTCTATAACAACTTGAAATTTTTTCTCAGTACGTTTTCCAAATGTTTTATTAATTATATTACATATAGCATTATGAGATATCGGAATTCCTATAGAATTTAAGTAATTTACTAAATCTATTCTACATTCAAATATCTTATCTTTGAAAAAATATCTAATTGTTGCCTTTCCATTGTTTCCTCCTGCTACTCTGTATCCATTATTATACATTGAATTATTCGATCCAGATTTGGCAATACTATTTCTAAGTTGTTGCTCTTTAGAAGAATAGTAGTTGGACATATCATGCTTCCCAGCTGTTTTACAATTTCCATATTCCCACCCTTCTTGTAAGGTGTCATCAACGGAAACAAACCTTATTTCCTTGCCATCGGTAATAACTTTCTTACCTTTAATACTGCTTTCCATATTTGTACGATCCAAACTTCGTTGAAATTCAGAAATTCGTTTACGAAATGCTTCAGAACGTTTGATTTTACCCTTTATTTTACAACCTCTGTAAAATCCTGCAGGAATATCTGAATTTGGAGCAACAAGTTTATCTTCTACACCGTTTGTTATACGTATATGCCCTCTAGCATTATTTCTATTTATCCAGGTATCAGGAACCTTTTCGTCTTTTGCTAAATAGTGTATTTTACCATTTTCATCCATATAAGGAAGTTTTCCTTTATTTGCACACGGGTGCCCTTTAAGCTTCTCAGAGATCTTTTTTCTTACTTCAGGACCTAGGTCTCCTCCCTGTCCTCCACAGGCTATATTGTATCCTTTTGAAATATTGGTGGTGTTAAAATGTTTTATATAGTATTTTTCTTTTTCATCCAGTTTCTTCTTAGTGTCACAAAACTCAAGTAACTCAACTTTAAATTTATCTTTCCCATACTTTTGTATAGCTCTATCTAAAACAAATCCACTACCTAAATACTTATTACCTTCAAAATAAGTTTTTCTGTGCTGACCTATGTATACTTTCCCATTAATAGTATTTGTAGTTTTGTACACATATCCATAAGGCAATCCTTCCATAATGTCATCTTCTATTGTCAGTTCATCAGCCCTAATGTATTTGCCTTTTGTTGTTAGAAATAGATGATTTGGAGTACAATGTATTTTTGTACCGTCCTCTAATTCTAATTCATATTGTACATTACTTGAGGATGTGCACGCAACAGTGCACCAGTCACTGAGAACAATTTTACCTTCGTTGTTCATATTGAAAACTTTTATATCTTTATTTTCTAATTCTGAAATAGGAAATACTCCTTCAGAGGTAAGTATAGGTGTATCTCCTGATAAACAAGCCTGTCCGATGACGTGTCGTGGTTGTGACCCGATTATGATATTAATATATGAAGGAGGTTCCCAAATTTTTTCTTTTTTACCAGACAGTGTACCTCTGGCCATAAACCAAGGAGACAACTGAACAGTTTTCTGAAATTTACTTACACCTATATCTATTGCAAGTGCTTCTGTAATATTCATGAAAGGGAATGCAATTGTTTCTGTAGGTTTCAAATTGAAATGTTCTAATGGATTCTTTAAACACATTACACGATACATAAGATAAGCCATTATTGTTATAGCCATTTCTGATTTACCCAGACCACGTGCACCACTAAGTATAAAATTATTTACTGATGTTGAAATATTATCTGGAAATAATTCTTTTAATTTCTTCTCCCAGTAAGGATATAATTTACAGGTACCGTCAGATAAATGCCACGCTCTACCTAGATATCTATCATCTTTAATAAATGTTATTATATCTACGGGTACTTCTTCATAATCAGAAACGAGCAACTCAGTGTAAGTTTCCGAGTTGCCCGTATTTGAGTATTCTGATAATATTTTTAAAGCAAGTTCTTTCTCTTCAGAACTTAAATTTTCTAATTCTTTGAATTCGTTAGATATCATCTACTCAAACTCCTAAAATTTATAACTCAATATTGTGTTGTTTTAACCAATCATCAATATTTTCTAAATTATCGATGTCGATTTCTTCTTCATCGTAATCATCTGTTTCTTTTATTTTTATTTCATCTACATCAACTTCAGTGCTTCCACCTTCAGCAGAAATAGTTAATATGTCATTATCTTTAGTTATTTCCGGTTGCACGGCCTTTTCAAATATATCAGATAATTGATATTCCACTTCTGTTTCAAACTCTTGTACGTCTTTGTACGAGTATTGTAAAGCATTTCTAACAGCTTCATTAACTAATCGGTCAAGTCTATTCTTATTCCTATTAGCTTCTATTTTCTTTTGAAGCTCTTTATCATAGTAATCAACAATTAATACAGGAAACTTTGTGTCCCAAGAAGTTAATTCAGCAGCTACATACATTCTGTGACGGCCTTCTTGTCCATTATTAGCATAGTCAAGGAAAGGTAAGGGAAACTTTTTCTTTGATGTTTGTATTACTTTCTTAAGAAACTCTATAGTAGAACTATCACGTTTTGTTTGTTCAATTTGTTTATTAGCATTATTCCTGAATATCTTTCCACATTCTTCAAAATATTCTCTGGGAGTCATATAAACAATTTTAGAAGTTAGATTCTTATTTTTACGCATATACTCAGGGTTGTCTAATAAATCATCATAGAAAGACATTCCTGTTTTATGTGTATCAAATAAGTCACTATCACTAACTTCTTCAGTACCATAGTCAAAGAATTCTGTTCCATTAATTGTATATGTTTTTTCAAATAATTTTCTTAACTTCATATTATTTCACCGGAGGTTGATCTGGTAGATTGAGCACCTCTTGATTTTTATGTGTTACTACACCATTTCCATTAAGATTATGATAAGTAGTATATGTAGCTGTATATTCTTCCTTTTCTAAATGGCTACACCATCCACGCTCAGTGAATGTGTCATAGTCTGATAAAAGTACATTACGCAAAGTATGTCTTAATGCATCTTTTATTAATTCAAGGTCATCTGCGAGTTTTCTATCGTCTTCTTCTTGTTGTTGTTCTCTTTGTAGTGCTTCTGCTTTATATTTACGAATTTTCGTTAGCGCCCATCCACATACAAAAGAAAGAATGGCCCATATAGCTTTAGAGGCAATTCCTAACCAGAAATCTAACATTATAACCTATCCTTTACTTTGTTGTATTGTCAAACGCCTTATTGAATTCACCAACAGCACCTTCAATTAAAGTTCTTAATTCAGTATCAGTAAATTTAAGACCTTTTTCAGTCATTAAAGCACTTGCTGACTTAAGAGCTTCATTGAGTTTATCTTCACCGTGTAATGTTTTGTAGGCTTGTTCAACACTTTGAACAACAATTTTTACAATATCTTTCTTTGTTTTGGTATCTATATACTTTTTAAATGCTTTACCACATATAGTACCTATGTAGCTGAATAACATCATAAGTAAAGTACCAACAATTTTTAATAAGTATTCATTTACTAAATTTTCCATAAATGTATTCATATCTTATGTTCTCCTTAATTTAATATTTATTTCCAAGTACCTACAAAGTAGTTACTTATACCTATATTTTTATTTGTTTGGGCTGTTGTACTAAAACAAATAACATAGTTTTTTATAAGCAATGTTCCATCTTCATTTATTCCAAAACCTGTAGCAGGACATATTGAGTAAAGCCCACCACCGGTATATCCATATAAAGTTTGTTCTATATGATCTATTCTGACAAAAGCGGGAACATCAACTTCTTTCGGGGTATTAAAATTTACTTCTTTATATCTGATTTCATCAGACCACAATTGATCATAATTAATAATTCTTGTAAAAGTATACCAAACCTCTAATAGTCCGCTTGCCCATTTACGGAATCTAAAATTGTACGCCTGTATATCCTCTTCAGGAGTATTACTTGAAGTATCCCCTTCAGCTATTACATAATCTGTAACACTATTTCCATTTATGCTTAAACTTCTTAATTGTGCCATTTGAGTTATACCTCCTTTAATTCTTTACAAATTATTGAATAATCTTTGTTATAATTAATATCATTTATATCAACGTGGGAACCTTCTTGATAGTATATTTCAAGAATATTGTCAAAACCATTTACTTGGTCTTCAGTAATTCCTGTATTATTGTTTATCAATTGCAAATAAGCATGAGTTGCATATTCAGTTTCAGTCGCTGTTATATCAGGTATAATATTATCAAAAGTTGTAGCTGTTGATAAATCTATATATGTTCTATGTGTAGTGTTTACATTAAACAAAACAAGTTGTATGTTGTAACCATCGTATGTTTTATCATCTGTTTTACTATACCAATTAAGTATACAGTTATTTTTGAATGACACTAAACCTGAAGGTAGCGTCCAAGTCTCGGATATTATTGTGCCGGTTGGTATATTTCCAAAGAAGAATTGTAGGTCATACGCTAGAGTTCCGTTATAGGATAAATCGTCAGCGTAAAAGTTGTGAACTTTATCTTGTGCTAGTAATACTGCTGTATCCCACTCTTTAAATTCCTTACACCAAATTCTTCCACCTTTTTGTAAAAGGATTTGATTATCTTCTGACTCTATGAAATCAACTGCTTCAATTTGTCCAGTTTTGTGTTCTAATATTTGATTTCCGTTTGTTGGAGTCACATTAAACTGATAAATGGGTGTTGAAGATATAGTAGAATTTAATAAATAATCAGATTGATATAAATAAAGTACACCTGCGGAGGACTGAGCATTAAATGATGTTTGGCAAGTTACTTTTGTGTCTTCTATTTTTATTATAGCACTCCAAGGAACATAAGAAGAGCCGACTTGAATATGAAGATACTTATAAATATGATCAGTGTTTATTGGAATGATAGAATTAAATGTGAATTCTAAATAAGCGTCATTAGCATATGAAAATTTAAAATTTTTAATTGTTTTAGTAGGAAATGTTATAAACTCATTATTTTCTGTATTACTATATTTTGCAGAGGGTATTTGATGAAACGTTGAGAAAGCACCGCTATTCTCGGAATCTATAAGAGTAAAATTACTAAAAGATAATCTATGATTTTCCCCGTCAAGCTTTAAATACATAGGACTATTTGTATTGTACAGTTGTGAGTCCTTGGATCCTTGTGAAAATGATATATCAAATATAATTGGAATATTACTTAAATCTGAATTATTTTGCAAGATTTGCGTAATAGGCATAGAAAATCCTAATGTTTTATAGTAATCTGCTTGAGTTTGGTCTGTGATATATGATGTAACATCTATATCATTTATCTTAAAAGAAGTTACAGTACACTCAGAAATTGCAGTTAATTTGAAAACAAATGAAAAATCCCAGTATCTGTCAATTACATTTTCTTCTGGAACATAGTACAGATAGTCCGCAACATCAGTCCATATCCAAGGACAGTTAGAATATGTTGTAGTTATTTTTCCTGTGTCATCATCATAATTAACAGTTGTTGTTAATTCAAAATCAATACTATCAAACAAGATAAATCACCTCCAATTAGTTAAAGGCAATCTTAATAGCTTGTGAAGTAGAATCCCAAGACATTGAATAATTAGTTGTACTAACAGATAAATCTTGTTTGGCGTCTATTGTAAGATTACTACTGTCCGGAGCAACTATTTTAGGAACATTTACAAATGTAGCATTTTGAACTGTTCCACCTGGAGTAACAGTTTTAAAATTTAGACCCTCTATAGTAGATTTATCTTGAGAGCCAACTGTAAAAACTCCTTTATAATCAGCGATAGTTATATCTACGTTTGAAGTAAATTCAACTAAATCTTCTGAGGATTTACCATTTACAAATAAATTGCCACAGTAGAGAGTCATTAATCCACCAGTCCCGTTTGGATTTCTAAACTCAAGATTGGGACCTTTATCAAAGGTGGTATACCAATAACCACTATCATATTCGTAAGCATCTTGTTTATTTTCTAAAGCGGCATTTATTACTTTATTTTGAACAGGGTTTATAGAAGTTGAAGACAAACTATCGTCAACAGTTACGGTACCTCCTCCACCTTCAATAGTTATATTACCTGTTCCAAATAAAGATGTACCATTTATTGTTTTAAAATTTATATTACCTGAACCTAATAATGATTGAGCAGACGTTACGTCATCTTTCAAGGCCTTAATATTACTACCACTTACTAAAGTGTTCTGTTTACTACTTACAGCTGTATCTGTATAGCTATTAGCAGAAGTAATAGCTTCAGTTTTGGCAGCTGATATTTTTGCTTCGGCGTCAACTGTTTTTATGTAAGGCGTCAAATCAACGTTAAAACCTAATTCTACCCATTCACTACCATTCCAAGCATATTCTTTATCTCCAACTTGCCAAACGTCTCCTTGTGTGTTACCAGTCTTTGGTAAGTCATTGACAGAGGGTTTAGTACCTTTGAAATGAAAAGCACTAGAAGCTATAGCACGTATAGTATCTTCTTCAGCTTTTGCTCTTGATATCTCGTTGTTTAAATTTGTTGTTAATAACTGTTCTGCAGTGGTGGCCCTGTCTTGCTCTGTTTTGACTTTGTCAAATACATATTTCTTAGTTGTGGCGTATTTATCGTCAGAAGTATCCGTTATAATTTGGGTCAAAGAAACATAAGGTGTAGTTATTCCGTTAAGAACATTTATGTTTGATGTTTTAATAGTTCCGTCAAGCGATACTTCTAAGGCATTACTTCTAACGGTGTCACTTTCACCGTTACCTATTGCAAATATGAAGTCATTTCCGGTCTTATTATATTTACCAAGAATAAACTGCCCTTCAACTGAAATATCACTTTCATTACCTTTACCAAATACAGCTTGATAAATACCTTTAGCTTTATTAGTAGAAGATAAATCTAACTCAATGTTATGTATTTCAGTAGTATTACTATCCGTAACTTTATATCCCGGTAATATTGTTAATAAATTAGATAATTGTTCATTACTACCGTCAAAAACAGCATTACCATAACCTGTTATGTAAGAAGCTATCGTAGGATACATACGGGAGTTGAAATTCTGTGCATTAAGCCTGGTTATATTATTTATCCATACAGGTTCAAAAGTAGCTGAAGGAATACCTTTTGTTGAAACTTCAGCTAATGACTTACTAAGATTGTCTTTTAAACTGTTTATATCCAAGGTGTGAAATCACTCCTTCGTGTTCTCAATATTTAATACAATTACTAACAACAGCAAACATCTTTGCTGGTTCCTGTTATCCAAAATTCCTTCATAGGGAGTATGGTAGTAATTTCGTCATTATGTTTAAGTTTAAATGTTATGTAATATTTTCCTGTAAGAAGATATTCTGTATCATCAGAGTTGAGTATAAATAATGGATTATTATATTCATCTTTTTCTGACGCATTAGTAATAACTTTTCTAATTAAAGCGTTTTCAAATGCTTGATTAGGCTCAAGTACAGCTCCGTATATTATGTCATTTTCAGATAATTCATATTTATCAAATTCTAACTTTGTAGGGCTTTGATTTATTATTATAGGAAATTTAAAAGTATCTCCTCTTGATATATGTAAGTTATTAACTTTATTCATACAAATCATAAATTACACCTCATAATAAAGTAGCATTCTGTTGTAGCCATTTTCTCATTTTACCTAACGGTGCGTGGTCAAAAGATACTGTACGGTAAGCAGAAGATGACCAATCATTTGTATTTGAATTGTATGCCCATATACCCTCATACATAAGTTTGATCACTCCACCGTCTTCCGCAACAACACTCATCGTAGTAAATAACACTCCGTCTGAAGTAAATGAGATAGTTTCTTCAAAAACACTACCGATGGTATCAATAAGATTTTCATTGAACTGCCATCTCTCTGGACTTGTATTCTTTTCCCATAAGAACCCTCCAGCAGTATTAGCTACTTTTTCGACCTCTTGACCGTTGAAAATTATTATATCAGGAATATCCCCGTTGCTCATTACTAAAGGCATTCGACTGATCCTCCCATCAAGTAGTTCTAATTGTAAGAGTTTTAGTCTCTGCGTCGTAACTAAAGATACCACTGAACTCGTCGTCGACGTATTTCTTTGTAGCAGCATCATTATCCTTTGTAGGAGTAGCTACTTCAAGCGTTCCTGTAGAACTTCTTAAGGCCACTGTACTAACGTCATTACTTAACTCAGAGACTCTAAACAAAGCTTCTGCTCCGTCCTTAGCAATAGCATAAACTCTGGCACAAGTATCCGTTGTATTTGTTACAGTTAACTTTGTAGAGCACACATCATCAACATACTTCTTAACAACTAAGTCTTGAGGACTCACAGGCATTATTGGACCCTCTTCATCAGTTAAAGACAACTTTCCGTCATTATCAAAAGTTATGTATTTTTTAGCAACTGTGTTACTTATTGCAAAAGTATCCGTCCCAAATTGAAGTGAATAGTTAGAATGAGTGAATAATGTATTATCTCCTAATAA